TCCTTTCTTTGGATTTACTGGCATAATATCGGTTTTAATAAATTATCTTATAAGTTCTACCTTCGAATTTAAACGAAGATATGTTATCGTATGTTAGAGTTCTCCAACCTTCTGCTGTGTTTGGTGCAACTAAATTCACCATACCTTCAAATTCTTTTGTCATACTTTGGTCACTTCCACTAAACCTTTTTCCCCAATAAACTTCATGTGATGTTCTATGAGTTGGTGGAATTGCTGTTCTCCATTTGATAAACATTGTATTAGATGGAGTAGTAGATTTCAGCATACTCAAAAACTGATAATACGATACTTCAGGTAATGCAAATTTATAAATGTTTTTAAGAACTTTATTTTCTATCATCTTTTTTCTTTTTAGCTACTTCGCCTGGATAAGTTGATGTTATTGAAGGTTGTGCTTCAGTTTCATTAAGTAATCCTAATTCTCTTAATTTACTTTTTGCCCATCTACCACCTGCAAGACCACCCCAACTATCCATCATTAATTTACCACATCCATCATTGTATGTTTTAGATGTTTCTAAATCAACTTCATGTCTACTAACATATGAGTACATGCGCTTAATAGTGTCAACCGAAATCGGTTCACCCTTTGCTAATTGATTTGCACGTTGTTTACCTACAGGTGTTCCGCAAGAACCCCATCCATTTTCATTCGCCCAATCCAAAGCTCTCTTTGCATTGTTCCTAACTCCATCAGGATAATCAGAGTAAGATTCCATATCTATTCTCTGCTTTGCCCTGTAACGATTGTCCTTGCGAATGATGGCTTTTAATTGTGAAAGGAATATAGTTGCTTCATCTTCCGTTAAATCCTCTATATTCTTATTTAAATCAATCTCCTGTGATGCTTTAACTAATTTACTTTCGAGTAATGCTTCAACGCTGAATCCTTTTACTTTACCGGTCTTTACATAATCATTCCAAATAGTATCATCTGTTACTTTGAACATTCCCATCCAAGTTCCTTCAGGCACACTTAATCCGTAATTATTACTTTTATCTAACTTGCCATCTTTAATCCAACTCTCTACAAGATGAACACCTTTGATTTTCTTATCATGTTCTAATGTAGCAGAATCAGTATATTTTTTCATTAGATAATTCTGTGCTAATTTCTTCACAGTTTCTCATACAGTTTCATAATGTAATAACATTGAAAAGTTAATTTATTCTTATCCGCCGGTGAAAGTTGCTGCTCTACTTGTTCTGCGGTCTAATGCCTGTTGCGATGAAACCTCACCACTAACTACGTATGCTCTAACAGGAGCTTGTGCTCTACCAATGGTTTCAGCAATCTGTGTAGTTGGATTCATTCCACCCGTTGTATTAATAGTTGGAGCCGCAGCACCTCCGACTCTTGGTGCTGCAATTTGTGGAGCTGCACCACCGGCACCTGCTCCACTACCTCCACCTTTTACTCCAGCTTGTGATGCTGCTTGATTTATTTGTTGTATTGATTTAACTGCTCCTGCAATTGTTGCTGCAATACTTAAACCTGCTGATATTGTATTGATTGCTACCCATGGCATACCACCTGTGAGTGGAGATGCTGCAACGGATTTAGCATTTGCAATTGCTGTGTTTGCTATGATTTGCCCAATTGCAGCCGCCTGTTGTATTATTATACCTGCGATTGCTAATCCTTTATTTTTACCTGCTATTTGCTGAAGTAATGAACCGAATTGTTCGAACAATCCAAGGTAAGCCATATTGATTTCATGCTTCGCTTGTGCTGCTGCTTTCTCTGTTGCAACTTCCTGGTCTGTTATTGCCATTCTTGCATCAGCATACTTCTTACGTATTTCAGTTTTCTGAAACTCTGTTAATTCAGTATTTTGTAATTCAGTTGCTTCCTGTTGAGCAAGTATATCTTTTTGTTCTGCTAATCTTTGAAGGTCTTGTTCAAAATCTAAATCACTTTGTTTATTTGCTTTATCTAATGCTTCGAATTGTGCCTGTAATCCTGTAAGTAGGATTCCTCTTTCTTCTTCTTGCTTTTTTAATAAGTCTGCTTTTGCTTTCTCATCTTTCTTCTTTTGTTCTTCTGCAGCCTGGTCATCGTACTTCTTTTTAATTTCAGCAAGTTCTTTTTGATATGCTTCTTCTATTAAAGTGAAATCCGTTTTACCTGCAGCAAGTAATGCAGCTCTTCTCTCCTGTGCTTTCTCACCTGCTTCATATTCTTGTCTTTCTCTTTCGTCTAATGTTTCTTTGAATGCTGCAAGTTCTGCTTCTGCTGCTGCTTTATCTTTTGCTTCTTTTTCTTGTCTTGCTTTTTCCTCTGCAGCCTTTCTTTTCTCTTCAGCTTCTTTTCTTTTCTGTGCATCTTTTTCTGCTTGCTCTCTTCTCTTATCTAATTCCTCTTTTTCAATCTTTGTTACTTCTTTAGTACCTTCTACGAATGCATTATTTGCTTCTTCATATCTTTTACCAAACCCTGTTACAGATTCTTTTGCATCTTCCCATGCTCCTGTAAAATCACCTTTGATTAACTTACCTATTGCACTACCTAACTTTCCTAAACCTTGTAGGAATGATGATATAGCAGAATATGCAACTCCAAATGCTTTTGTTACGAATGGCATTGCATTGGTTGCAAGATTTAAAACTGCATCAATTACAGGCTCTAATGCTCTGTAAACACCATTAAATATTTTTTGTAATCCAATAAGAATTGGTTGGAATTTCTTTGTAGCATCTTCTGATTGAGATATTGCTGCTACCAATCCACCGATTGCCGCAACAACTAATCCAATACCTGTTGCTTTCAATGCAGCACCAAATGATACAGTTGCTACCTTTGCTTTGTTAAGAGCACCACCGATAGCACCTAATGGACCAGGCGCAGATGCTAATTGGTCAACCCAATCACCTGAACTCTGCTTTGCACCTTTAATCTTATCTTCCAAATCATCAATCTCATTTGCAAGTTTTTTAAATTCGGCAGAGCCAGCAGCCGCTTCTCTCAATTGTTTCTTTAACTCTTTCAATTGAGCGATAGAACCAGCTGCATTGGTTTCTATATCTACTTTTACTTTGACTTTCTTCTCAGCCATATTCTTTTTATTTTATATAGACCTTCTTTCCATGTCAAAGGTATTTTAAATTTCCCTTTAGCAATTTCAACTCTTTCAGATACTCCGTAGAAATGGTCACTCTTTAGTAAATCAACTATATCTCTAATCATAATAACAAATTTATTAGCTTATATCAGTAATTGTTCCACCTATTGTTGTTGCGTATGCCAACCTCATAGTAGAACCATTCGTTAATCCATCTTGTTTACTTAAACTCCAACTTACAGGTGTATTATCAGAACTTAATGTGTGATAATTAGTAGAATATATTTGCTGTCCACTTCCTGAAATAGTTCCTGTAAATGTTAAGTTAGTTGATGAAACTGTACCACTATCAGAACTTACATCACCGGTAGTATCTCCACCTGAAATAAAGTATCCATAAATGTACAGAGTCACACCTGTATTATTTGTTAACTGCCCTGCAGCAGTACTACTTCCACCTGAAACTACATATGTTCCTGATGTAGTTGTTTTTGTTATTCCATCACTAAAATTATAGTATGATGAACTACCATTTGTAGAAGCAAATCCACAATCCATATTAACTCTATAATACAATGAGCTAGTTGGTGCGGTTATACTTCTAGGTGATACACAAGCACCTGTGTTACTTCCACCCCATGTAGAATTATCTACTGAACTTTGAACTGTTGTATTACTACATGCAGCACATGTACTACCTGTTGAGAATGAAATTTCTAAATTACTTCCATTTATTGCAAAGCCTGTAATTTGTGGTGAACAACAAGGAGCATTACTATCATTTATACTTCCTGTTATATAATATACACTTCCAGATGTTGCTGTAAATGATGAACTAATTGTATTATCAATTGATGATGATGTTGCAATTGTAGTAGCACCATTTACGTTTATACTCATACTTACACCCGCAACCCAACTTACAGGATACATTTCAGCATTTACTATATGCCCAGTATCTATTCTTTGATTTCCACTACCATTTGCAGTAAGTGTTGCTATATTAGAACCATTATCATAAACACGGAAATTACCATTTGCTCCACCTGATTCTGTAAATGACCAACTAACTTCAGCATATGAGCTAGTAGAAGGTGGTTCAGGCGCAGGTTCTAAACTACTAAATGTATCTGCTATAATTGGTCCTAATAATTGTAAATCACATTTACCGGTCTTAAGAGAATAATTATTTATTGCTCTTAAGTGATAGTAGTTACCTCTGAAATTTACAATATCATTCAATTCCATCTTTACATAATCTGCAAGTGGAATGATTGCTGAACAATTTAATAATCTTGTCCTAGGATTATAAAGTAATGATATGTACGTATCCCAATATTGTGTGAAAAGTGATCCAGTAGGTAATTCACCATATGATGGTGTTTCATTATTAAATAGAAGTGATGGACTTCCTGCAGTTGGAAAAGAACCTGTTACAACTCCGTAATTATCAAAATATGGAAAGCTAGTTTGCTCATATGTGTATCCTGCTTCGTTTAATGAACCACTTTCTAAATACCAAGTTTCACAATCTACCAATCCATTATAATAAAAAAGACGAGGTAGAACCCTTGCAGGTGCATAAGTTTGTGATGAAATGTAAGTCGGTATGTATATAGGAATTATCTGTGACATATGTTAACAAGCTAAAAATGAATTAATACTTCCATCAAAGGCGATAAATGAAGCATATTTTTGATAGAAATAAGGGTATCCCCATTTCCAATAAGAATATCCACCATTAAATGTTGTTGTTAGATTTGAATCCGTATAAAGTGTAGTTACTAAATTAGGATCACTTTCTGAAGCGTATACGATAGTTGGATAATAGTATGTATTTGCACATGCTGCAGCCGCAGAACTCCAACCTGCATTACCAATTACATATTGATATGATGTTACAGGTGGTGTAATTCCACTAACACTACCAGAAAGACCTGTTCCAGGGATTCTGATTAGAGGTCCATTACCGAATGTAGTTTTAACTTCAAACTTACCTTGTGAAAAATAGTTTTGTGTATCTGTGTAATATGTTTTACCATATTCTCTATTTGCTTCTTTACTGAATTGCTGTGAGATATAATCCTGGTCAAGGGTATCTCCGAAATTTAATTCGTTTACCGCAAGGTTATTTGCAGGGATTACTTCAATCTTATCATCTAAATTGATGTACTTATTGAAATCCCATCTTTGTCCTTTATTATACCACGTATCAAAAGGTTCAATAATGAATTGTTTATTTTTTGTTTTATCTGGATAGATTACTAAATTAAATTTCTTTTGTAATCCTACAACAAAGTCGATTTGTTTAATTCCATTTGTTCCGAAAGGCATATTTGATGGAATATCCATCACTCTACCATCAGCTGCTTGATTTACTTCTGTTATTTGAAGGAATGATTTTGTTGTTGCTGCAGGATCAAGTGTTACAACAGGTTGTACAGTTGGTGGTGCAAAGTTAGGACTTTGCTTTATTTGAAAATAGTAATTGCCTACTGGGATATCATACAACTTAAATTGTGTTTCTAATTGTATTGTTTGATTTATACCACCTGTTCTGCTTTGTTGTAATTCATCAAAATAAAATATAAATGATTGTAATGCAGTCAAACCTTCTGGTGTTGAACTACCTGTTTCTAACATTCTCAATCCCCATGTTCCATTTGCAGATAGTGTACCTGGCATATTGTTTACAGAGCAAGATACGTTTACATTTATGTTTAGTATACCTGAAAGGTTTGTTGCCTTATCTACTCTATATGCTCCGTTATTATAAAATGCTTGTGGGTCACTTAATGCATTATACCATGGAAGAGTTGTCCAACTACCTGATGTTAATACTACATCAGTCATTCCACTACCACTAATTGCGCCTACTTTTATTTTGCCGAATGTTTCCATATCAACACCCTGAAATTCAGGGTATTTTAGGGAATAGTTACAAATCATATATACATCATCCAATGCACCGCCTTGTATAAATGAAGATGAATATGTATATCCTGCTTCTTCAAATATTGCATCAAGAACTGCTTTTACTCTGATTGATGGTTTAAAATTTTGTACAGTCAATGCACCATTTGTATCATTGATTCCAAATGTTTGATTTGAACCTGCTTCAAAACGATATCCTGTTCCATAATCTGCAAGTGGATAAACTATATCACCATTGAATAGATTGCCACTCCAGCTTGCTGTAATTGCTTCGTATGATGCTGTATGATTGTACTGTGAAAGAGAAGTTAATTCAGTTAAGAAACCTCTATTGATATCTCTACCAAATGAGGATAGTGTTCCGTATATTGTTACTTCATAACTTTCAATAAACTTATTTGCAATGACATTTACTTTATTCAATTGCAAATAACCATTCGAAAGATATACAGAATCAAAATCAAAGTATGCTGGCACCTTAATATTTGTGTTAAATAGAAAAGGTGATTCAACAGAAATATCATAAACATGCTCAAAGAAAGCATTGTTTACTTTTGTTCCTGGTAAAGTAATTTGACGAGTAAAGTCAGATGGCAATACGGCAATATCAAATAGACCTGTTACGTTATTTGATAACTGTATATCTTCATCATCAAATATATCTAATTGCTGCCCATTTGCTATTAATCGGAATGTAAACGCTTGTGTTGATATAATACCCATTACATGATCAATTTATATGGTTGACCTAATTGGAATTCAAATTGGTATTGTATTAATTTATCTACAACGCCTGTTTTAAATACTATATTTTGAGTTACTATTGTCAATGGTCTTAACATATCACCTGTATCAGTTTCTTCATATATCCAATAAATTTCATCGGATACTAATAATTGCTTAAGAATCTCATTATAAGATTCAGGCAACCAGTTTGTGTTTACTGAAAGTCCTTGCTTTGAATCCACAATATATGCTGCAGTAGCAGTATCATATTTTTGATATCCAAATGTAGATGATTCCCACGAACCTAATTGTGGCTGATATGTTTTTCTTTCTGTTTCAAATGATTGTCTACTTACCATATTAAAGTTCATCCAATCAAATTGTCCAAAACGATTCTTCCACTTAATACGAACATTAGGATATTTTTGTTCACATACTATATCGTATTTTATAGGCGTACCTAATGGAGTTGAACCATTGAATGCTTGAACTGTGAACCATTCCATTCCAACCTGATTAACGATTGCGAAATCATCTTGCGATGGTCCTATTGGATATTGTTGTATTTGATTTGATGATGTAGTTGAAAAACTTACATTATAATTTCCTGTTTGTCCATTAGATGCACTATATGCAATCTTTGTAGGAACAGGAGATGAACCATTTGCTCCACCCCATACACCACTATATCCTTTGTTTGTTAAGAATGCAGATTGTGTTGCAGGGCCTGATGTCATCAATGGCCAATGTACAGATGCAGATGAAATATTTTGACCAATTGGTTCTTGAAATACTCCATATCCATCTAATGCTTTATATGTATCCGATTTTACATGCGATCCTGTTACATAACTACTACCAGAAAGATATTGCCAATAAAAATCTAATGCAAAATATTTTACGTTTGATGAATTAGCCTGTGCTAAATCAGTAAGTGTTGAATTTATAATTCTATTCAGGTCAAATATACCTACTGTTGCGGTGTTTGGAAACTTAACTAATGTATAATCTGATAACGATGATGAATTAAACATACTACCTGTCCAATAATACAATTCACCTACATATTGAAATGAAGATGATGTATAGACGGGTGTGCTTTCAGCAACGGTAAATATAATTGGTGATTGTGCTAAACTGACTACAGCAGGTGTTTGAGTAATGGATAACGCCATATCTTTTTTTAATAATAACCATTTTTTGAGTATCTGTAATTGATACCTATTTTAATTCCTTATCTATTTCCTTTGCAATACTTGCTGCAATTTTATCACCAAGTGCTTCTATATAATCATCTAATGCAGCCTGAAATATAGGGTCTAAATATGCTTTTTCAGCAAAGTTAATCGCATCAGGTACATTACGAGTCTTACCATTCTTCACAGTATTACTGATTGTGGGCGTGTTCCACCATTGACCGTATTCAGCACCTTCAGGAGAAACATCGATATCAAATTCGAATGTAAATGTTCCTGATTTTAAATCCTCTATGATTTGCTTTTCAGCTTGAGCAGAAGATACACCACAAGCAGTAATTGAAAATCCTGCTAATAAACTACCTGATACTACAGATGATGTATAACCACATGGAACATATGTATAACTGCCTGTTCTATCAACTGGATTTAAATCTCCTGAATCGTAAATATTAAATGCTTGTTGAGTACAACCACAACTACCTGTGCCTATAAAATAATCATTACACGGTGTGCTTATTGGATATTTTATAATTACACATCCGCTTGAACCATTACCGGCTCTTGTATATGTACCTGTTCCACCATCATATTGTGCACCACCTCCACCGCCACATCCAAATGCCCATATTGGATTAGCATCAGCTTGTTCTTCGCCTGCTTGTGCACATCCGCCTTGTACAGGACTAGGAGGATCAATTTGAGTACCTGCTCCGCCGCATCCGAAGTACATTTCCCATTGAGATGGCGTATATAAATAACCTGGTCCTCCTTGACTTTTAGTGTTATTTGGAACATTTGCGTTTATACCTGCACCTGTTGCTCCACCTCCACCTCCGCCTTCACCACCTGAACTTGCACCACCTTGAAATCTGGTAGGATCACCGCTTGCACCACCTCTATATGGTGTAGTACCAACAGCATCACCTCCACCTCCACCACCTGCACCTAAAAAGAAATTACTTCCATTAAATGATGAACTACCGCCGGTTTGTCCGTTTCTATCAAGAGTTGAACTATATATACCACCTGCACCACCTTCACCGACTGTAATTGTATATGTTCCTCCAAATAATCTTACATTTGTTTGGTATGCGACACCGCCGCCGCCTCCACCTCCACCAACTTGTGTACCACCCTGACTGCCACCACCTCCGCCTCCACCAACAACAAAAATTTCAGCATTACTTATTGTTCCCCTATCAACAGTAAAAGTTGATGAACCCGTATAAAGGTGATACCCATATTGTTGTGAACCTGACACCCAATATCCTTCATATCCTCCTCTTGCATACAAACATCTTTGAGATGTTCCTTCAAATGTTAATGGTATATACATAATTTATAGAAAATAATTTGATGCAACTGCAAATATAGATCCCGTATCAAAACTTAAAAATGTTAGGATATCGATTGATGAAGAAACTGTTGTTGGAACATATCCAAATCCATTTGGAAATTTAACAGATGTACTTCCTGTAAATGCGGATGTATTTGTTAAGTTTAGTATTCTTAATGAAAGTGTTTCTCCTGGTTGTATATTTGTTGCTTCGAATCTTGTTGAGCCTGATGGTAATGATACTGTAAAGAAATTACCTATACTACAATCCATACTTGCAGTATTCGATGAAACGGTTATTGGAAATACTTGTCCTCTAACACTTCCTGAAAATACTTCATTTCCTCTGAATGTATTACTTCCTGTTGTTGCATAACTTCCTGTAAAGGATGCTAATCCATCTATTCTTGCAATGGTTACTGCATTAGATGAAGATACAGATTGAGATAAATTATTTAATGCAGCATCTGCTGATTGAGTATACGCATTAAACGATGATGTATTTAATTTTGTTGCAATACTTGTTTCCAATGCACCCGTTGCAGCTGCAAGTTGTGCTTGCGAAACATAGTTCGAAGAAAATGATGCAGTATATAATTCTAAATTATCTATTTTGCTATCTACTGATTGTGAAAAATCAGTAAAATTAAATGTTGTAGATCTACCACTACTATTACCAATCCACACATATCCATCTGCTAATGATGCAGTTAAAGTATTTTGTATTTCAACACCACCATAGATGAATACGTTATCCGCTTCACTTCCTGATTTATAAAGTAATCTTCTACCTTGAAAATCAGTTCCGTATTTTATTGAGATTTGACAATCGACATTATTTGCAACGTTTGTACCACCTGCACCACCAATGATAAGGTTTCCACTACCTGTGGCTAAATTACCTTGCTGATTAACTCCTATATGGATATTGAAACTACCTGTTCTAAATGCATTACCTGATGAACCACCAAGGAAGAAGTTATTATCTCCACCTACTGTTCCGTTACCTGCTTGGTCACCGATAAAAGTATTTCCACCACCATTTACCAATTGATTACCGGCAAACCCACCCATTGCAAGGTTATTTGAGCCTGATATTAATTGTTGTAATGCACTTCTACCGAAAGCACTATTCAAGTCACCATTACCAAATAATTGTAAAGCATTTACACCAAATACAGTATGTGAATCAGAAGGAACAACACCAGCTGATGTTGGTGCAAAGCCTGTTGAGTTACCTATGTATATTCCAAGATTACTACCTGAATATATGTTTACACCTTGCAGATTAGTTCTTAAATTAAATGTATTAATCCCTGTAAATGTATTACTTCCAGTTGTTGCGTATGATCCCGTTTTAGAGTTTAAAGAATTGATACTGATTTCCGCAGATGCAGAAAAAGTATTCAACGAATTTATACTAATTTGTTGAGATGCACTACTTGCATTTAAACTTGCAATGCTTATTGCTGCTGATGCAGTAAAAACTTCTAGTGAATCTAATCTTTGGTCTTGCGAACCTGAGTCCGCTTCTAATTGTGCTAATCTGCTTGCTACTGAAGCAGAATATATTGTTACATTTCCAACTCCATTTAGTGTTGAAGATGAAATATCATTTACAACTTTAAGTGAGCCTGAAGCAATTACATTGCCGGCGTTGTCCAATAGAACTCCACTACCATTACCAAATCCATCCTGCAATTCAGCAGGTGTTGAAGTAAATGTTTTAATTGTTGTATCATCACCTAAATGTATTAGGCTTTGATAACTTTGAGATATAAATAAGCTTGATAAAGATGCTCCCATGTGTTTATATTTTAATCATATTGCCATTGTCTAAATGCAACCGTACTTCCTGAATCCCAGTTTTGCGGCGTTGTTGACCATATCTGCGGCGTTGTCCACAATTCACAATACTCACACGTTCCAAAATCCGCAAATGGTAAATACAATATTGGTAAGTTGACAAAATCATAATCATCTTCACCACTAAATGTATCAACAATAGTATAACAATTCAAATCGTAGTAGGTAGTGATGTCACGGCTTGATTTAGGAACATACCTACTTGCAAACACCTGACCTATACTACCACTCTCCGTTAAAACTGCTTTATACCTTTCACCATCAGCACAATCTTCAATAATATATCCACTACCAGACGGATTAATTAAAAAAAAAAGGCAACGATTTTTATCATTGTGAGTTGTCAGTTCAAAGTTTGCTGACCACCCAGCCAAACCGTTGTCGAATCGGTCTGAAAATGGTGTACACGTTATATCACTATTTATTTCAAATCCTGCAACTCCTCTTTGCGTATATGAAGTTAAGTCATTTAAAATGGCAAGTGTGTTTGCATGTATATCTACCATATCATCAACTCCATAAAATGGAATTGTTTGTGCATTGGTTGAGCCTGAAGATTCATTGTTTAATAACTTTTGTTTATCTGCTACAATCAACTGAATTGTAAAAGTTGTAGTAGATGTTCCGAATGATGTATCGGTTATTAAGATATTACCTAATGGATATTCAGGGTATGATTTATCATCTATCGTATCAATATCACCATAGGTAACAGATTGAATGGATGGATGATTTCTCATTATTGTCTTAAAATAATTAAGAACATTGTAGTATAATGAGTAGTTTACGCCTGTATTATGTACAATTTGTTGTGGCATATTTTATAATTGATCTATTTCCGTTTTAGTCGGTGCTATACCTTGCTCACTCTGTTGCTTAACTGCACCATTGGATTTGAATTGAACAGAAGAGAATGGAATGTATTCAACACATGCATACCACAAAAGTGTGTATTTGATGTGGTCATCCATTAAGTCCTGATAATATGAACTCAACGTAGAGAATGTTCCTGCTTCTATTTGCGCTTGAAGATAATCAAACAGAACAGTACCTAAAAGATTTTTAAGATATTTGTCCTGTGCAGTTCTTACAAACGGCAAAAGAGAATCCGCATCAATTGCACCCTGTAGAGGTGAATTTTTAATTATATCGTTTCTTGTTATGAATAGTGCGTATGCCATATTAATTCATTATTTCGTATTCTTTATTAAAATGTGCAGGTCTTACAAATTCTTTCATTTCTAAATCCTTTTTAGGAATTACTGAATCTGGATTGATTTCTGCATCTGTTTGTGCTATTTCGCTTGTTTGCATTGAATCATTAACTTCATCTTCAACCTGTTCGATTGATTTACCTGTTTCTTCTGCAGTTGTAGAAAGAATTACAAGCGGAGTTAATTGTTCGAAATACAATTCTCTACTATCATATCCACCAATTTGGAATGCATAATCTAATGCATTAATTATAATATTTTGGAATGGAAGTATTGTCATTGTTTGTAAAATAGAGAATGCTGTTTTCATTTCTTCTGATTGAGAAGAGAATCCGTTGTTTGCAGTTCTGATACCAAACAGGAGGGGTGATGTAATTCTATGTGCTACAAGGATTCTATCCTGTGCGTATTCTGCAACGTATTGAAACTTCTCATGTAAGTTATCAATAGAGATTGGATTAATCGTTGGTGCGGTAGCAGGGTCATCGTTAAATGATAACATAAAACGTCCTGCGTTATTTGTTCCTGTGAATTTAGCCTGAAGCAAATCCTCAATTGTTTGTCTTTCTTCAGGAGCAGGAACACCATTATTAAAGTTTACCATTACAAGCGGTAAGAAACCATTTGTAATATTATGTAAATGTAGATTAGATAATTCTGCTTCACTTACTGCAAATTGTAATGCTGATACATAATCAGGCAATGCGTAATAGTAAAGACCTGGGCAATAATGCTTGATGTAAAGTATTTCCATCTTTTCTTCAGATGTGCCGAAAGCAGGTATTTTCTTTTTATCTCTTACTTTCTTTTGGTCATTCCAATCTACACAATAGTAATAGTTTTCAATACGTGGATTAGAGTAAAGTTTTTCTGCACGAAGTGTTTGAACTGGAACCTGATACATCTTCACTATCTTTGTGTGGTCATCGTTCCAATATACTTGCAATGCAGCATTACCAAATAATTTAAAATCAAAAGCAACTCTTTTTACTTCTTCTTGTGGTAATACTCTTTCTAATACCGCTTGGAATTGTGGATTCTTACTATAAAGTCCTTTACCGAATATTAAGTCTGCAATACCTTCAATACACGCAGCATTAGTTGTAGAGTTGTTGTATGCAATCGTTACTGCATCAAAAAAGTCATCATGTCCATAAACACCAAATGGAATCCAACCATAACGTGTTTTAGTATCTTCTGATATAATCGGAAGAGTATTATTGTTTACATTGATAACTGAAAAGTTCTGTTGTGATTTCATATTAATCCATTATGATGTACCTATTCTCACTAACATGAGAAATATATTGTTTATTTTTATTTTCGTATACTGATTTATCAAGTGATTGCGATGCGTATACTTGTATACTACCATTCCAAAGTGGTTCTGCACTTCCTGAATTAAGAAGTGTTGCACGATATTCTTCACCTACAATTGCACCACTAATTGACAAAGAAAAAGAAACATAACTTTCATATCCTTCAAAAGACATTGATGTTATACTTCCTGTAAATGTTTCCAACGTAGTCATATCTGTCAAAGACATAGTAAACTGTGAACTTGCAGTAGGTTGTGTTCTGAATACGTAGTTGTTGGATTGAGATATAAAATAAGATAGCATTAGCTCGTTTTTATATAATAATAACACCGATTTATCCTTTCATATTCAAATAAATAAAAAACCCCACTCAATTAAGAGTAGGGTTTAATATATTTGTTAGCCTATACTGAATTAGCTATATACGATAGTTGGTTGTACACTTAATCCTGCGAATGGACTAGTTGTAGTACTTCCGGATAGGAATGCAGCTGGCAATTGCTCTTGACCTGTGAAGGTTACTGAATAACCATAAAGGTCACCCATTGCTCCACCTGTAGAAATTGTTCCTGCAGTTACGTCTGCACCTTCTCTTTCACCAACCAACAATGCATCTCCGTTCATTGTCCAAACTACGATTTGAGGTCTACCATAAGCCATAAGCTTTAATTGGGTAGTCATTTCGTTTGTCAATTTCTTAAGATTAAGAACCAATTCTTGTGAGAAGAATGTAGTTCCGTTATCTCTCGAGGAGTTTACAGTTTCAGTATATGAGCTGTTTCCCTTCAGTTCATAGTAATATACTGTGGTACCTGTGGGTAAAGCGGTAACTTGACCACTTCCGTTCTTTGTAAAGGAGCCAGTAGTATAGTTGATAAAGTAGACACCGGAATTACAAGCCATATACTTTGTTTTTAATTAGTTAGTTAATGATTAGTATGCACCGTAGTAAACGATGTCTTGTCCGATACCGAACTGAACACCAGATGTAAATCTCATTACAATTCTGTAGTTTTGAGAACCATCAATGTTAGCCATATCAAGTACTTTAACTTCGTTGTAATCACTCATCAAACCTGTTCCGAAGAATAAGTTAGATTTTTGTGCAGCAACGATTTTAGAAGCACTCATACCTGGACACCATACGATTTCGATACCATTGAAGTTAAATGGTTTTTCACCAACGTTCAATTGGTTGTTCCATCCGTTTGCTCCAACTGCACCACCTGCCAATGCTTGCTGATATGCTTTTGCTACGTCTGTAGAAACATACAACAATACGTCAGGCTTACCATAAACAGTATCAGGGATAGTGTTTACAACAGAGTTCAACTTATCCAATACGTTTGCAGAAGTTACAGATCCAGAGATTACGATTGAACCACTCTTTGCTGCCAATACTGCGGTTGCTCCACCTGCTGCAATAGATGCAGAAAGGATAGATTGGAAACCAGCGAACTGACCGTTTGTGTTAGAACCTTGCCAAATGTTT